ATTGTAAGTGGGGTGTGTTTGATTACTCACAACAAGAACCACGTCTAGTTGTGCACTATGCTGCATTACAAAACATGTATTCTGTTGGAGATGTTTTAGATGCATACAACGAAGGTGATGCAGACTTTCACAAGATTGTAGCTGACATGGCTGACATACCAAGAGAACAAGCAAAGACAATTAATCTTGGTTTGTTTTATGGTATGGGTAAAAATAAATTACAAGCTGAACTTGGTGTTAACAAAGAAAAAGCTGAGGAATTATTTAAACAATATCATTCACGTGTACCCTTTGTAAAACAATTGATGAACAGTGTTATGGCAAGAGCACAAGATAGAGGACGTGTAAGAACTTTATTAGGTCGACTTTGTCGCTTCCATTTATGGGAACCAAATCAGTTCGGGATTCATAAAGCATTGCCTCACGAAGAAGCACTCAGGGAACATGGACCAGGTATTAAAAGAGCATATACTTACAAAGCTTTAAATAAATTAATACAAGGATCCGCTGCTGATATGACTAAAAAATCTATGTTAGAACTTTATAAAGAAAAAATCATTCCACATATACAGATACATGACGAACTAGATATTTCTGTAGAAAGTGATAAACAAGCACAACGTATAAAAGAAATTATGGAATCTGCAGTTGACTTAGAGATACCAAACAAGGTAGACTACGAGTCTGGTAAAAACTGGGGTGACATACATTAACGGAGGAAACTATGAAAATAAAAGACAAAGTTTTATCTATCTGGTTACTACACAAAGAATATATTATAGGTGGAGTAGTTGGAATAGTTATTGGCGCAATTATATTCTAATGTGTTCTAATGGCTTACCTGAATGCAAATATACCTGTGACGTATGCACAGATCAGGAGAGAATATCTCTATGATCTTAAGGAGCATTTCGGAGAAGCTGAAGACTGTATTATATTTGGGTTGGCGTCTATTACAGGACGTCCAATCCTCTTT